GAGATAAAATGAGATTACAGCTAATCGAAGCACTTAAAGCACACGCCAACGGTCATATATCTAAGCACAAAGCAAACGTAGAAGTTTACCTTAATAACCCAGTCGGTGTGGGTGAGCATCCAGATATTATAGAAGCAATCGAACAAGAGTTAGACGAGATTGCACGTTATGATGATCAAGTTGAAATGCTCAATAAATATTTTCCACAATAATAAAGACGGGGGTGTACAACCCCCTTTTTTCGTGATATAATGGCTCCATATTCGGAGGTATCTTTTGTCATTCTATACATCAGTAAATCGGCACATGAATCAAATCCTATACCGTGGGTATAATGATTCCGGTGCACCGATACAATCTAAAGTAAAATTTCAACCAACACTATATGTTAAATCTAACGACGAGTCACCATTACGTGCACTCGACGGAACACCTGTTGCTCCTATAAAATTTGATAGCATGAGTGAAGCCAAACAATTCATGAAACGTTATGAAGATATTCATGAATTTAAAATATATGGCCAAGACCGATGGACATTCCAGTTCATTGCTGACAAGTGGCCTAACGATATTCAATTTAATCCATCTCATATAAACGTGGTTAACTTCGATATTGAGGTTGCCTCTGATGATGGATTCCCCGAACCAGCCGAAGCATTACATCCAATTATTTCTATTGCTCTTAAATCTAGTAAATCTTCCATATATCATGTATGGGGTCTCGGTGATTATGACGTAGAAAAATGTGAAATAGAAATGCATGGTGATCTGATTCAATACAAGAAGTTTGATTCCGAAGAAGCCATGCTAGCCAGCTTTCTCAAGTATTGGTCTGACAATTATCCTGACGTGATTACCGGTTGGAATTCACGATTCTTTGATTTGCCATACTTGATTAACAGACTATATCGTATTGGTTCTGACCAAGCTGTCAAACGTTTATCACCATGGAATCTTGTAGATGCCGGTATGATGGAAGGCACATATAAAGTTGTTGGTATCGAACAGGCTGACTATCTTGAATTGTTTAAGAAGTTCGGTTATTCCTATGGTGCTCAAGAATCCTATAAACTTGATCACATCGGTTATACGGTACTTGGTGAGAAGAAGTTATCCTATGAGGAACATGGCAGTCTTCATACGCTCTATAAAAACGATCATCAAAAATTTATCGACTATAATATCAAAGACGTTCAACTTGTTCAACGTATCGATGACAAGATGGGTCTTATCAATCTTGCACTTACCGTGGCATATAAAGGTGGCGTTAATTTATCTGACACGTTTGGTACAACGGCTATATGGGATTCAATCATATATCGTGAACTAAACAAAAAGAATATAATCATTCCGCCTAATGAAACAAAGGCTAAGATCCCATATCCAGGTGGCTATGTGAAAGAACCGTTTGTTGGTTCACACGATTGGGTTGTATCGTTCGATCTTAATTCTCTATATCCTAATCTTATTGTACAATATAATATGTCACCTGAAACTATCACGCCAGCTCAAGCACCAAATGGCGTACTCGGTTATCTTGAATCAGATCCTATACCAACAAGCTTTCGTAAAGAAAATATTTCTATTGCAGCCAATGGTTCTACCTATGATAAATCTCAACAAGGTATCTTGCCTCAGATTATTGTAGATTATTATGCCGAACGTTCCGAAGTTAAAAAGCAAATGCTTGCCAAAGAACGTGAGTATCAGAAAGAAAAAACATTTCATCTTGAGAAAGAAATCAATCAACTTGAGAATCAGCAAATGGCTATTAAGATTCTCTTGAACTCACTTTATGGTGCACTCGGTAACAAACACTTCCGTTACTTTGATATGCGTATGGCCGAAGGTATTACTTTATCCGGTCAGTTGTCTATCATGTGGGCTGAGAAAGCCATGAACAAAGAGATGAATCGTATCCTCAAGACAGAGAATCGTGATTATGTAATTGCTATGGATACAGATTCGTTATACATAAACATGGGTCCGTTAGTTAAGCAATTAAATCCTAAAGATCCAGTAGCCGCACTTGATAAGATTTGCTCTGAACACTTTGAGAAAGTATTAGAGAAAGCTTATGCCGAATTATTCGATAAGCAACAAGCTTATACAAATCGTATGGTTATGGCTCGTGAGGTTATTGCAAATCGTGGTATATGGACGGCAAAGAAAAGATATATTCTAAATGTACACAACTCTGAAGGTGTACAATATGCCGAACCAAAACTTAAGATCATGGGCATTGAGGCAATTAAGTCTTCAACTCCAGAAGTTGTTCGTACTAAATTCAAAGAGATGTTCAAGATTATTATCGAAGGTGATGAGAATAAAACCCAACGCTTTATTGCAGATTTTCGTAAAGCATTTTCATCATTGCCTCCCGAAGAAGTTTCGTTTCCACGTGGCGTAAAAGATTTGACTAAATGGTCTCGTAAAAGTACATTGTATGCCAAGGGCACACCCATCCACGTACGTGGGTCTATCATGTATAATCATTCGATTAAAGAAAAATCACTTGGCAAAATGTACCCACTAATTCAAAACGGAGAGAAGATAAAGTTTTGTTATATGCGTATGCCAAATCCACTCAAAGAAAATGTGATTGCATTCCCAGGTTATTTGCCTGAGAGTCTTGGCTTACATAATTATGTGGATTACAATAAACAGTTTGACAAAACATTTATTGAACCTCTCTTACCAATTCTTGACGCTGTCGGCTGGTCGGTCGAACAGAAAAATACATTGGAGGATTTTTTCGGATGATAAGTCGTGACGATATAGAAGCATTTGCTGAGACTGATGAACAGAAAGATTATTGGAATATACCAAAAGGTATGATTTATATCTTTGACGTTGATGGAACGTTGACACCAAGTCGTGGTATGATGGACAGAGAGTTTGCAAATTTCTTTTATAAATTTGTAGAAGAAAACGAAGTGTATATAATCACAGGATCTGATAGAGAGAAAACTCTTCAGCAAGTACCAAAAGAAATTTATAATCTTTGTATAAAAGTATATCAATGTTCAGGTAACCATGTATGGCAAGGTGATAGAGAATTGCATAGAAGTGATTGGGAATTACCAGACCAACATCGTTGGTGGTTGCTAGCAGAGTTAAGTGATTCTGGATTTTATAGAAAGACCGGTCAACATTTTGATCAACGTATAGGCCTTGTTAATTTTAGTATTCCTGGCCGTAAATGCAATATTGAAGAAAGAGCAATGTACAAACAATGGGATGAACATAAAAAAGAAAGAGAAGGCATTGCACACAGATTTAATGAAAGATGGTATAGACAAGAATGGTGGGATATAAGCGCTGATTTAGTAGTAGCAACAGTAGCTGGTGAAACCGGTATAGACATTACTCCTCATGGATACGGTAAAGAACAAATCGTAAAAAACTTTGATGCTACTAAGGTAATATACTTTGGTGATAAGACTGAAGAAGGTGGAAACGATTTTGAGATTGCTCGTAAGTTCCGTGATAAGGGTGGTAGAATAGTAGAAGTTAATTCATGGCAAGACACATATAAGTGTTTACAAGAGATGGAGAATAGTGTATAATGGCAAAGTGGAAAGAAATACCACTAGGTAAAGGTAATGATATGTCTAACGATTGGGCAAAAGATATTAGTGACATGCACGCTAAATTTGGCGTGAATGACTGGTTTGAGAAAAATAAAGATGATCAAGTTAAGATGCAAAACTATCTTCTCTTTAGATTAGGAATGATACGTGAGGAATTAGATGAAACGTGTGATGCTTTTAAGCAGGGAGATCCCGAAGAAATTGTTGATGGTCTTATTGACCTTTGTGTTTTCGCTATCGGTACTCTTGACGTTTTTGGCGTGGATGCCAATAAAGCATGGGACGCTGTTTATAAAGCGAATATTTCGAAAGAACCAGGAATAAAACCAGGTAGACCAAATCCTTTTGGATTACCTGATCTATTGAAGCCTGAAGACTGGCAGGCACCATCACATGAGGATAATCATGGAGACTTCTCTAACGCTCTTTAAGAGTACGTTTGATAATAAAACTCATAGAAAAATGTCATTCCATTCGTGGGATGACTTTAAACGTTTGCTATTCGATTTAAGCAAACAAGAAAGAAAAGGTAAAAAAGATGCGGAGCTTATATCACCGGCTACTTACGTGGATGGCACAACTCGAGCGAACAGAAATGTTTTGGCTTGGGCAGGCTGGGCTGCTGTTGATGTTGACGATTATGAATGTGAAGGAGATTTAAAAGATGATCTTGTTAAGCGTTTTGGGACTTATAATTTTATTTGCTATAGTACTGCCAGCTCTACACTCGATCAGCCGAAGTTCAGACTTGTCTTTGAACTTGAGAGACAGGTTGAACAATCTGAGATTAAACACTTCTGGTGGAGCCTCAACAAGCAGCTCGAGGACATTGGAGATGCACAGACTAAAGATCTATCTAGGATGTATTATATACCAGCGGAATATGCTGGTGCTAACAACTTTATATTCGATAATATCGGGAATCCTATTGACGTTGACCATCTTATGGCCAAATGGCCTTACGACCGTAGTAGAGACTCTAAAAACTTTTTAGATAGATTACCACCAGAATTACAAGCAGCCGTATTAGAATACAAACAAAATAAATTAACTAATACAACTTATTCGTGGTCTGGATACAGAGATTGTCCTTTTTGGCCAAAAGATCTTGCCGCTGAATATCAAACAATCACAAACACAGGTTGGTATGCAAAGATGTATGCCATTATGGTTAAGATTGCTGGTAATGCCACATACCGTGGTTATCCAATCCAAGCTTTTGAGATTGCAGATTTATGTAAACAATTCGATCAAGAGAATGGCAATTGGTATGAGAATCGTCCAATGGAAACTGAGGCTGATAGAGCATTGGAATATATTATGAGAAATGGAAAGATATGATGAAATATGTAATGTTTGCAATTATTATTATGTGCACATCTTCTATGGTGATGGCTGATAATACCTTTATTAAAGACTGTATGAAAGACTATCAAACAAATAGTTTTCAAACATATAACTATAGTAAGGCAGCAGCTTGCGTACAAAAATATCGTACACAAGAACAAGAAATAGAAGTTGCTGAAATGAGAGAGTTTCTAAAAAGAAAGCCATGGTTCAGAGGACCTGATTGGAAATGGGAACAAACCGCTGATTGGCGTTGTTCACGTCAGCTATCATCTGGTCGAACTATTTGTCGTAAACCATATTTTACAAGGACTGAGTAATGTTACCTGATGAAATGGAAGCTGAAAAGAATCGTAAGATTATTGTAGCACAAGCTGAAGAAATAGAAATATTGAAACGTAATGTACGTGAATTACAAGAACAACTTAATGTAGCACATAAAAAACTGAAAGATAATCCCTATGCTCGTAAAGAATATGGTGGACCAAAGGGTGAAGAACCCACACGTTACGGAACATGGGAAAGTGAAGGAAGGGAGATTGACTTTTGAAAGCTGGTAAAGTATGGGGAACTACTGAGTTAGTTGAAGCTAATGGAGTATTAGAGTTCCATAGAATTGAAATGGAAGCAGGCGGAGTCTGCTCAAAACATCTACATGAATATAAATGGAATGGTTTCTATTGTGAGTCTGGTGTTATGCGAATCAAAGTATGGCAAAAAGATTATGACTTAGTTGATGAAACTATTTTACATCCAGGTGATTATACGAAAGTAAAACCAGGTTTATATCACAAGTTTGAATGCATTGAATCTGGAGTTGCCTTTGAATTGTATTGGGCAGAATTTGCTCACAAAGATATTGTAAGAGAATCGGTAGGATTTATGGGTAATGAGGTATAAAGGTAAAGTTGCAAAAGAGTTTATTGTAAGACGTGATGAACGTGTTGCTAAAGATGAACGTGAACAACTAGACCCATATTTTCAGTGGGATTGTGAGTTTGTAGAATGGCACCAAGCAAAAGTAGATCCATTTCAAACATTGTATGAAGGATATGAATACGATACAGTCCATAAAGTTCTTGGTAATATTGACTATAAGATATATTCTAAAGCTGGTGTACATTTGTCACCATATATTCAAAAACAAATCTTAGAAGGAAAGATAGATAAACTCGGAATATGGATGTGGGTAAAACCATATAAACGTTTAGAGTTAGGTGAATCAGTAGAATATGAGATTATTGACTTTGTTGATGCTAAACAAGCTTTGGCAAGATTAGAACCTGATATGAAAGGCGGACAACGGTTTCAGTATCCTCTTAAAGAGTTAAAAGAAGTTGATATGACTAAAGCTCTTGAAGGAATACGAGGAGCTAGAATGGACGATAACTATTATTACTTTAAAAAAGAGTGACATAAATGTTACACTTTAAAAAAAGTGAAAAAAAGTATGTACAATCCTTTTCAGATGTGATAGGATAATAATAACACAACATAAGGGAGCTATTATGTGTTATTCTAAAATTACATCTCGTCGCGAATACGAGGAATTCGCTAAATATGTTATTCGCAATGTCGAACATAATAAACATGATGAATTACAACTAAAGTTTTTTAAAGACGGATTACGCAATCAAATATTTGATATGGCATCAATAGAAACTGGTTTTGTTTCTGAGAAAGCAATAGAGACTGGATTACCAAAATCTAAGCTTACTGAAGAACATATATATCCACGTAATCAATCTGCTAAAAAGCTTATACAACTAGCAATTGATGGTTGTACGATAGAAGAAATGATATCGCAAATTAAAAAATTCTGTGAGGTTCATATAACAACTAAAGAAGAAAATACTGCTTTAGTTCAATATCAAAAAGAACCTGATTATTATTGGGAAGATGGATATAAAGCTGTTGGTATTAAGCTCAAAAAATATACTTTCCCTACACTAAATAGATATGTGTACAATGTCGATGGTATAGTGTATAATACTTTAAAAGAAATTGCAAGTAAGTTTGGTATTGCCGAAGAGACTGCAAGAAAAAGATGCCTATCAAAAAGTGAAAAATTTAAAGGATGGATAAGTAGTGAAAGAGTCAATTAAAGTCCTGCAAGAATGTGCAGAAATTCAAGATAAAAAATCACGCGATTATCAAAACCCTAATTCGCGTATTAAACAAGCTGATTACTATCCACGTGGTGTAATGTCCATTATGGAATTAATCAATACAAAAACTATTCGATTATGGTCTGTTCTCGAAGCTATGGAGAATGATCCTGATTATGAACCAAACTTTGAGTCCATTGAAGACTCACTTAAAGATCTAATTAACTATTCGTCTTTTGCTGTTGCGTATGCTCGTGGCAAAATCGACGGACAAGATC